CTTAGTGATTTTCTTTTGAGTCTTAGGTTCTTTGGTTTGTTTAAATGGTTTTACTTCAACCATATACTTTTTACCTTTGATTTTGACATAGAAGTCTGGATAATACTTGTGCCTTTTACCATCAACAGGACTTACATAAGGAATAACAATCTCTTCACTACCCCATTCTTGTACGGAAGAATTCTGTTGGTCACACCAAAGCATAAACTTATGCTCCCAAGATGAACGGTAAACAATGTTGCGAGGATCGCCTTTATACTTATTTGGATTGCGTGGAATGTACTTTCCTTGTCTAAACCTCATAAATACATATGATACAAGTAATATTATTTAGGCAAAAACTTGAGCATTTTTAGATATCCAGAAAAACCTCCCGCACAAGATCAGGGTTACGGTTTAGCAGACGCTGAAACTGGTGCCATTGACTACCTTATGCTGCGTAGAGAAAGATTTGACTATGATGCTACAAATGTACCTGCATTTTATAATAGAGAAATACCTGGTAATAGAGCAACTGTAGTACAACATCCAGATAGATGTTATATTGCGATACCACCTGGTATTCAGACATCTTATGGTCCTGCATATAGAAGAGCAGACATTGGTGTTGCAGGTGTGACGGCAACAGGTATGTTGAATGGAAATGACAACGATTTTACAGACCTAGCAAAAACTTTACAAGATGCTGCAGGTGCTGCACTACCTGAGTTTTCTACCAACATGGTATTACAAATGGTAAACGGATTCAATAACTTTGTAGGATTACAAGGTAATTTGGATCTTAATGCTATTGAAAATCTACAACAAGGTAGAATATTCAACCCATATAGTGAGCAAATATTTCAAGGTATGAGTTTTAGAACACATAACTTTGCATTCAAATTCTTTGCTCGTGATGCACAAGAATCAAAAACTATACAATCTATTATAGATTATGTGAAGATTGGATCATTACCAAGAGTTCGTTCTGGTAATATGGGTAAAAAATATACTAATAACCAATCAACATTTAAGATTGATGGTAATGATAAAGTGACTTCTGTGACAAGAAAGGATGAGAAAAATTATAGAAATTTATGGCAAGATAATTTCTTTAAGAAATATAATGAGGGTTATGCTAAGAACAATAGATTTTTTGAGATACCTGATAGATTTCAATTAAGATTTGTCCGTTTTGGTGCAAACGCTACAGGAGGAATGAACAATCTAGGTGAAAGTACAAGAAGAGATTTGATGTTCAAGATTTATCCCTCAGTTTGTACTGGTATATCTGTAAACTACACACCAGATAATCAATACGTTGCTTTCAAGCAACCGATAGACGATGGAATCTCAGTTCCTTCAGTAGTTTTACAACTTAGTTTTACTGAGACAAGACTATTAACCGAAAATGACGTAGCAGTGGGGTACTAATGCAATACTTTTCTTTACTTCCAAATGTATTTGTTGGCGAGGGCATCACAGATGATGAACCCTATAGATATCGTCTGGTTAAAAATCTTTTTAGACGTACAAAGATTAGAGAAGACTTAGATCAATACATTACACTACTAGAAACAAGAATTATCCCTGATGGAATGAGACCAGAAGAGGTATCATTACAAGCTTTGGGTAGTCCATACTTAGATTGGATTCTTTTAATGGTAAATGAAATAACTGATGTGTATGAACAGTGGCCAAGAAGTGAAGAGAGATTACTTTCTTATGTACAGAACAAATATGATTTACCAGATGATGTACATCATTATGAAACTGTAGAAGCAAAATATAATGGTGTGATAGTATTGAATGAAGGTATAACAGTTAACGGTGATTGGAGAACTATATTACCCGATGGGACTACGCTAGGAGAGGAGCAATCAATATATCCTGTCTCAAATTATGAACATGAAAGATATCTTAATGATAAGAAAGCAGTGCTTAAAATACCTACCAATGCTGTTGTTCAATTCATTTTATCTGAGTTTGAAGAGTTAATCTCATATGAACCACATAAAGAATTAGATAAAGAAGGTAATAAGAAAACAGAATTGAGTGCTGCAGCAAGATTCTTAGAAAGTTCTGGTTATGTCACTGGTAGTGTCAACCTAGCAACAAGTATGGGAACTGTCACCTCATTTGATAATGGTCCTACTACAACAAGTGCCAATGTCGGAGTCGTAACTTCTACTACTACAACAGATACTACTACAACTACCACACCAGTAGGCACAGGAACTCAGGCAGCAGAGACTAACACATCATCGAGCAGCAGTACATATTCAAGTAGCAGTAGCAGTTCTTCTTCTAGTTCTTCATCAAGTAGCAGTAGTTCTTCATCATCAAGTTCTAGTTCCTCTAGTTCCTCATCAAGTTCTAGTGGAGGATACTACGGAGGATACTAAAAAACCCTTAAGAGGGCATTTTTTGGCGGGATTTTTTTTGCGATATTTTGGTAATTATTATATGTTTTCCCCTACGTAAGCAGGTATATCTCCATCGTCATCATCATCTTCTTCTTCAGCACTAAAAACTAATAACTCTTCACCATATTTTACACCTTCCATTTCTGGATGAGGTGCAGGTACTTTGTATCCTTTCATAACATCACTATATGATTTAACTGGTGTGTTATTGAAAGTTGCTAAGGTAGATCTCATCATCATGAACATATACACACAAGTCATACCAAATACTGCTGCTAACCCCATAAGGTATATAAAAACTGTGATGTCGTTCATTTCTCTAGTTTAGTTTTATCTTTATTTATGTTTTGTTCTTTCATATATTCCTCTCTACCATCTTTAGTAAAGACTTTTTTCTCATAATCAAAGTAAGGATGTGGTTCAGCACTTACAACAGGATCTTTAGTTTTATTTTTAATGACAATGAATCTATCCTTAGCAAAAGTTCCTGCTAATTGTACCTCAATCTCATCAGTATCTTTCCAATTTATTTCACCTTTTAAATTGGTATGAAGCATTGCTTCTTGTATCTTGTCAATAATTTCTTGTGTAAGTTTCATAATTAATCCTCGTGGTCATCCCATTGATCGGTTAGACCTTTGTTGTTAAAGAATGCTCTGTAAATTCCAAACCCTGATAGTAATACCAAAATTACTAGGATTGATATACCAAATGTTTGATTTGGATCAGCATTATAATGTGGTATGATAGCATTACACTTAGTCCATGTACCTGGTAAAGTATAAACTGGTGGGCAAGATAAAAAAATCATTCTTGTGATCTCCATTGTTTTCTCATTCTAACATAGATATCGTTTTTTGCAACCATATCCCTAACACGTTTAAATATTCTAGCAGACTTAGCATACTTACTGGTAGCATGATCTGGTTCTTGAGGTCTTATATTACCTTCATCATCATATTTCTTTCCTGTGTTATGATTAGCATAGCGTCTTGATCTGGTGTGACCCATCTCTAAAAACTTACGACACATATCCATGCCTATAAAATCTTCCTGTTCTAGGTAATCTAGATACATATCGAAGATAGTATGTGCAGACATCATTGCAATCTTTGGTGTCTTAAATCTCCAATGAGCACATATATCGTTAGTATAAGGGCGAACCAGTAGAACTCCTTGCTCTCCCCTTCCAATACGATAAAGTTTACGAGTTTCCTCGTCTGTAAAATCAAGTCTCTTATAATCGAGATCATAATCAAATTCCTTCATACTTTTTTTCCAATTTATCTAATTTTGTTCTTTCTTTTTTAAAATAAGTTTTATATGCAGGAGAAAATCCTTTTAAAAATTTTTCCATTGTTTGCTCCTCATCTACTTTTAAATCAGAACTAACTTGAATAACACCTTTGCCTTGACATTGTATTGATAAACAATCCCAAGATATATGATGAGCATCTACTAATTTTTCCTTTACAATAGAATTTTCCTTGTAATCTACAAATAAAAACTTTAATATTTTACCAGAGTTAAGATAATCAAAAAGTTTATCTGCACTTATTAAGTTAGGTGAATAATTTTCTTTATTTAAATCATTCGATTTAATGTTCCAAGGAATGCCATCAACGTAAACATCCCCTATATCTTTCCTTGTAGTAGTAGAAGTATTATACTTTTCAGCATACATTTCTTCAATTAGGTCAGCGTTTAATTTCATAATCAAATTCCTTCATTAACGTCCTAGTAATTTTTGGATTGGTACTTGTTTAATCTTTTCTAACACATCTACTTCCACTCTGTCAACTACCTTGTCGAGTAAATCTATATCTATTTCCATGAATGGTGGTATGATACCTAACAACCTCAGTAAACCATCCACAAACAATGCAAGAGCAGTGAATCCTAAGATCATAGAGATAACCGTTGCGTCTCTATTGTGCTTTGCCATTGACTCAGCATCAATTCTTCTTGCTTCATCAATAGCATACCTGATAAGAGCATCTACTTCTTCTTTTGTGTATGTATCTTTAGGTCGTTTAACAACTTCAGTGAGAGGGAAGTTCTTTACTATCATATCTACCATATCATCCTCCGTCAAGTGCACATCCGATTGTTGCTCCTCCTATAATACCTGCAGGAATCGCCCACCATCTACCTTTACCTTGGGAACCATAACCTGCTAATCCACCACCCATGAGTGCACCTATAACTGACCCATCAGAGCAATCATTGTCATCATGATGATAAACATGTTCTTGAACTCTTACAGGTTCTCTGTAGACTCTTGTAGTGCCGTCACAAGGGACTTCTATTGTGTCTGTCCAACTCTTTACATAACCAGGACTATCCATTGTACCAGGTACATACTCTTCTCTGTACTCTGTTTTTGTACATGTTCTAGTGAGTGAATATCCTTCTTGATATTCGTTAGCAATAGCAGAAACAGGAGTTAGTGCGATTACTGAGGCAAGAAATACTTTCATTTGTTTAATTACTATGTTTATATTATAGCAAAAAGGGGAGCGTTGTAAACTCCCCTTGTGCCAGTTTATAAAGTGGACCTAATCTTCTTCTGCTAATCTAGAGAAGTATGATAAAGTATCCTCTTCATCTTGTACTGGAGAAGAAGCAACTGCTTTCTCTCTGAAGTCTGATACCTCTTGTCCCCATGATGAAGGTGTTTTACCTTCTGATAAGTCCTCAAGTGACTCATCTTCTGTAGTTGGATGAGGTATTGTCAAACCTAATACAAGGTCAAGACGTTTCTTCAAAGCATCGTAGTCTTTAAAGTTCTTTGCACTTTCAAATTCTGTTAAAGAGTATCCCTCTTTCCAGATAGACTCTAACTTAGAGTCATCAAATCCACCGAGTGTTGATGTTGCTGCAAACTCTGACTTATCATAGTTCCAGTATCCATCTAACTTTCTGATCTTCAGTTTGAAGTCAGCACCCTTCCAGAAATTGAAAGGATCTAGTGGTGTCTCGTCTGCAAATGCAGGTTGCATTGCTTCAACGAGTTTGTCAAAGATCTTCTTACCATACTTATACAAGAAAACCTTACCTTCGTTCTCTGGGTGTGCAGGATCTGACACAACGTAGATATTAGAATAGTAAGATAACTTTCTCTTTTGAGCACGAGCAATGTTCTTGTCGGACTCTTTTCCACTGTTCCATAGTTCACGATTGTACTCGCCAACTGGATCATCTTTTCCAATAGTTGTTAAACTATTTTCAATATACCATTGTCCACCAGGACCTTTGAATGCGTGACTCCATACCTTTGCCCAAGGCATTTCCTCACCCTCAGGTGCAGGAAGGAATCGTATTACTGCGAATCCATTACCAGACTTGTCTAGTTCTGGTTTCCAAAATCTCTCATCAGCACTATTGTTCTGTTGAGGTTGATTGATTTTCTCAATCTCTTGTGTCAGTTTGCTAAGGGTGCTACCTGCAGAGGCAGCTTTCTTAAGTGATGCAAAAGACATAATCGTATTCTCCGTATTGAATGTATTGTGAGTATTGTACTGTGTAATCGTACCATACTATTTATCAAGTGTCAAGTTCTTTCTTTCTAGCAGCGTCTAATGTTTCTGTTAATTTGTCCAAACACTCATATAAGTTTTTAAATCCAAATGCTTTCGACATTAAATTAATTCTTTCTTTCATGTCTGCTGCTTCACTATCCTCTGGTGCAGACAAACACAACCGTGTATAGAATGTTCTTTGTTTATCAATTAGATCATTACACTTATCAATATGTGCTACACGAGTTTCTTTAGGTTCAAACTGTATCCTCGCAGTCATAGATGCAAGATTCTGATAAGTTGTGAATATGTCTCTTAGATCATCTTGTACTTGTTCTGATTGGAAAAACTCTGTCATACTTTCTCCTTTATTGTGTCTAATATTGTTTCTTTATAAACATTACAATCTAATGATATAAAGGGTTGGTATTTAATAATTTTCATTCTAACTTCTTTCCATATAGGATCAGTTAAAACTCTATCAAAATCTTTTACAAATCCTAAACAAGTTTCAAATACTACAAGAGTTTCTAATGAAATCTCTCCTGCAAGATAAGACTTTAACAGTTTAGGATGACTACCTTGTTTGATAGAAAATACTCTATCAAAATAATCTTGGTAAGGATAGTCGTACTCATCTAATAGTGAGTAAACATCTTCTTTAAATTTATAAGAAAAAGATTCTTGGTTTATCTTCCAAGTCTTGTAGACATCATCACTGAATGATTTTATATAACCTTTAGGATCAAATACAAAATTAGCAACAAAATAATCTACAAGTTCTTGATTAGAATACTTAGTTGCTAATTTTTTGAAGAAATAACGATCATGCCTTTGCTCAAAAGCATCTTCACTTGCACGAACTTTACCACGATACTTATGGTAGTTGTACTTTTCTTTAGTGAAGTGTTGTTTCAATGCAAGATACATTTTATACACTTCAAATCCTGTCACAGTGGTAGAACTCCTTTAGAAGATTTTTTCATGTAGTTTAATCTCTGTGCTTCATGACGGAGACGTTCTTTTAATGGTTTAGAAACTAACTTAGGTACAGTTTCTAATTCAACCTCATTCTCTTGGCAGTAGGTGACAATGGCTTCAATGTAAGTGATCAATCCGTTACTTGCTTTGACTAATCTTTCAATCTCTTGAGAGAACTTAGTTGGTGTTAGGAAGTTATCGTCTTGACCTTTCTTAGCATCTTTAGGCATTGACTTTTCCCCTAACAAATTCCTCAATGTAGGATTTAAGTAGTTGTAAATAGTCATCAAGATTGTGCTTCTGAAAGATTTGTATAGATCCCTCTTCTGTTGCGATAAGTGTGACAATTTTCTTGACCTCAATTCCAGTTCTTTCAAGGAACATTGCTGCGTATGCAGTTTCTTGGACAAAATAGTTTTCGATGTGTTCCTCTTTTTTTTCTTTAGTGGACGTTTTAAAATCAATTACTGCCAACTCACCGTCGAACTCTGCTATACAATCAACACGACCTGCTAAACCAAGATAGTGTGAGTAAAGAAATGATTCTAAACAATGTATGTTGTTTATTCGATTAAGAGTATCTTTTGCGGACTGAAACATTCTAACAGATAATGGATTATTATCCAAGTATTTGTCAAGATCCAGTTCACCATTGATGTAATCTTCTGCGATACTATGGAACGCAGTTCCTCTCTGTGTTGCCCTTGCAGTAATACGATTCGCCTCGTCCTCACCAATTTTAGTTCTCCATTCTTTGAAGAACTTAGCGTTCTTAAACGATGTGATTGAGGTTACGCTTGGGTAATATTTATCAGTTTTAGGTAGTTTATAAAACCTAACACCATCTTTGTTCACAGGTTCGACCTCTAGAGGTTCGAGTTCTACATCAACAAATTTAAAAGTCATTAATTAAAACCGAGATTATATTTCGCAATTAGATAAGACTTAACTAATCCAGAGCGAACGATGTCACCGATATCAAATTCGATGGCACTAAACTCTTTCATCTCGTTAATTATTCTAATAAAATCTGAGATGCCTGACTTCTCATAATCTTTTGTGAGGTCAGACTGTGCTATGTCTCCACAGAAAACAATCTTAGAATCTTCACCTATCCTTGTAATCATAGAGTCGAGTTCATGAAAGTTTAGATTACTGAACTCATCCACAATAACGATAGTGTTATCAAGAGTGACACCACGAATAAAACTGGTAGACCAGAAATCTATAGTGTCTTGTGATCTGAGATTGTCATATAGCATCTCAAATGAATTGTCATCAGGCATACTAAACATATACCTTACCATATTTTTATATGGTATCTGATAGAGATAGGATTTATCCTCATGGTCACCAGGTAGGAAACCAATTTCTCTAGTAGGAACTAATGACCTTACGATTACTATTTTATCATATTGTGTGGATTCGTCAAGTACCTCTTGGAGTGCGAGATATAATGAAATAAATGTCTTACCTGTTCCTGCTGCTCCATGTAGTAATAAATTTTTGCCATTAGCATATGCCTCGAACGCTAACTTCTGATTATCAGTTATCGGTTCGATGGGTGTCATGTAAGATTTGTCGATGGGTTTCTTACGTTTCATCATCTTCTTAGACATGGGTTGGATTGGTACTCCGTTCTGACCATTTCCATTCATTTTCTTTCTTGCTCTTGGCATTATGTAAACCTCGAAAGATTAGCAGTAGGATGATTCTCTTGAACCTTAGACATCACTTCTTTGAATCCATCCTCCATTCTAGGGGTGCCATAGGTGACACCACCAGTTCCTTCAGACCAGTCTTTATCCCACTCTGGGTTGTCCTTTCGCCACTGCTCATAATCTTTTAAACTCATATGGAGTTCTTGTTTCTCTTGAGTATTTTTATTTATTACTGGGTAAATAGGCATGTTAATTAGTTATTTTCATAATTTTTAAACAATAATGATACTAACAGACCTAGTGCTAGTGCTTGCCAATATGTGATTACTGTTAATCCAAACAGGGGTGGCATGACCCAGTTCCATAACCATCTTACAATAAAAGGTTTAAGAAAGAATGTAATAACAGCACCAACTGCTTTACCACCTAGTTCTTGTTGTTCCTTCTCTGTCATTTTAGATGGATTTTTAAAGTTTTTATATACTGTCATCGTTTTTTCTTAGGTTTCTTTGCTTTTTCAGCAGGATCTTTCCACATGTTAGGTGCAACTCTACCCTCCGCTTGCATCATACTAACAAAGTTTTCTTTGTATAGATCATAATAATAATCAAAAAGATCTACCTGTTTAGATGCCATTGCCAAGTCATACTTCTCTACACCATCTACTTTGTAAATGATTAAGTAGCATGTATATGGTAATGTTTTGTCTTGTGCTTCGTCCTTCTTACAATCTTGTTTTAAGATCTTCACGAACGACCTCCCCATACTATAGTAGGAAATGCTTCAGAGATAACCGCTTTGGTAATTCTCTTGTACTTGTCATTCAACTTACCATCCTTTACAAGACAAAGAAGTTCTGCTTCTTCAGCAGAGAGTCCTTCTAGTAATTGAATAAACATTTGCTCTCTCTTGGCACGAGGGAGTCTAGGTTCACCACCCCTAAAGAATCTGTAAAGACCTCTGTACTCAGACTCTAAACGAGTGTGATCAGTTCCTACAGGTGCATCATTAGGATTATATGGAACTTCTCCCTCAGGCATGAGTGACACAACAGACTCATCAAAATTAATGATCATTAGTTGCCTTAGAGCAACACTGTTATGTTTGGTAAGAAGTTCTACCTTTTCTTTTTTAGTTTTAGCATTAGAGACCTTACGTAAGACCTCACTAATAAGCAATCTTGTATTGCTATTTTCAAGTGTTTTTGGCATGATTAATTAATCGTCATCTTCATCATCGTCTTCAACGATCATGTCACGAAGGTAAATTAGATCGTCATGTACTATTTGTCCATCTTCATCAAGCATTTCTGGATGAGTGACAGACTTAGCATAGGCAGCATTTTCAATGTAGTCTTCTACATATCCTTTTGCTAACCATGAGATCGTAATACCTAGTAGGAATGCTCCGATCGTGACCAGAACAACTAATGTGATTTCTAAAACAAAACTTTCCATTAGTTCCTCCTTGAGTATCTGGTTTTATTTAGACCGTTTCTTACGACCAGGTTTCCTTTCTTTTTCATACAACCAAGCACCCTCTAAAATAGAATAGAGATACTTTCTGATTTTCCTTGCTCTTGGTTTACCAAGAAAACCATATGCTTCACGAAGCAATTGGTGTTCAGAATCAGAACCACCTTTGATGTATGCATCAAGATCGGAAATAGTTAAAGCAAGACCACCTGCAGTAGGAGAGTCGATAAACTTCCTAGTGTATGCACGTGTTGCCTTTGAGTCCTTCAAGTAATTATAACACTTAAAGTAAAATTTGTCATCACTGAAAGCAAGATCAACTGCTCTCTCGACCATTTCTTCAATGTCATCCATTAAATAATTCCTTGTTCCTGTAAGTAGTGCAAGGTATCTTTACAACCACCTATGTGTTTGTTATCTATCTGCACTTGAGGAAAGGTTGCACCCTCTCCGAACTCAGCATAGAACTCTTTGCGTGTAAAGTCAACACCATACTTATACTCAATGTATGGAAACTTTACACTATCCATTAATTGTTTAACTCTCTCACACCATTGACAGTTATCTCTGGAGTAAAGAACAGTTTCATATTTATGGTGTTCCATGTCTATACGATAAGTTTTAATTTATGTATGAAACTAACATACCATAAAAAAAGAGACCTGTCAAGCAGGTCTCGATTTTGTTCCGTTGTAGAGTGACACGAAAGGTGTCAACACTATTTAGAACTTGTACTTTAATCCAGTTTTGAATTCGTACTTGTTGTCTCCACCTTCATTTGATTCATACTTGATGGATGCTTTAGCACCAACTGAATCTGAGATAGGGAAACCTACACCAGAAGCAACAAACCATTCTGTGTCTGCCTCTTTACCATCTTCTACTGTTGTGACAGGGCCACCTTCAACAAAGTACTTAGTAGTACCA